TGGATATTCTTATCAGCAGCGGTGCAAAGTCTGTAGCTGAAATCCGCAACGAGTGCCGGCATCAGGAATTTGACTGTATCATTATCGATTATTTGCAGTTGGTAAAAGCGGATATCAGATATCAGAGCCGGGCGAGCGAGGTTGGAGCTGTTTCTAAAGCGATTAAGGCACTTGCTATGGAGCTGAATATTCCGATTATCGCCCTCTCTCAGTTAAACCGCGTCAGCGAAGTAAGGGAAACAAAAGAGCCGACAATGGGAGAACTCCGAGAAGCCGGAGATATTGAGCAGGACGCCAGTATCATTATCCTGCTGTGGAATATGGATTCAGAGGACGTCGGTAAGAAGGGGCTGAAAGTTGATAAGAATCGGCAGGGAGAGCTCGGAAAGATTGTGTATAGGTTCGATGGTGGAGAGATGAGATTTTTTGAAACTGACGAGGACGTAAAAAGTAGTGGGGGATTTAAACGGGCTCCGATGAAAACCCCGTTTGATTAAAGTATGGGCACTATAAGGCTACAAAAGGGCTCTGAAGAATTTGAAATGTTCCGGGATTACTGGAAGATGCTCGAGGAAAATTGGGGCGTTGAGGATTCAGACGCGTATTGGGATAAAGTGATCGGGGATACAGATGCATTTTACAGGAAGTATGGGACGGAGTTTTCGAAGGAGTTGGCACTGGCATTGATAAACGAATTGGAAAGGAAGGCGAGGAATGAATAGGAGTTGTAAAGCGTTGATCAGAAAAGATGATCCTGCCGTAAGATTGGGAAAACGGCTTTTCCCAGTAGCATGGACGGCGGCGCTCATGGATGATAATAAACACAAAAATTATGACTATCATGAGGTACGTGGAGAGCTGATAGGAGTTTATGGAAATAGAGGCGCTATTTGTCTGGAAAACGGGTTGCTAATATCTGTGCCATTGTGCTGTATTCAGCTGACAGACATATAAAAAGAGCCGGCCGCAAGCGGTCAAGCCCTTCCCTAATCTGATAACCAAATTATATGGGAGGTTGGATAGAATGTCAATGAGGCAGCAGGCGAACAATGAACAGTTGGTTGCACGGATCAGAGCTGGAGCGGATGAAGCCGAGAATATGCTTCAGCTCTGGCAGCAGAACAAGGGATTTATAGGGATGATGGCCCGGAGGTATTCCGCGGGGGCAGAGATGGAAGATCTGGAACAGGAAGGATATATAGGGCTGTACGAAGCAGTACAGCATTACGATCCTGACCGCGGGATGTCTTTCATCAGTTACGCGGCCTTCTGGATCAAGCGCCGGATGAGGGTATGCGCGGACAATAGCCGGGCAGTGCATCTCTCTTTCAACGCCGGTGATGAAGTCCGGCAGTACCAGAAGATCATGAGACAGTACCGGCAGGAATACGGCTGTGATCCCTCTGAGCGGGAGCTGTGCAGCTTTCTGTATGTCAGTAGGGAGAAATTAGACCAGATCAAGAAAGCGGCTCAGATGGGGCAGATACGAAGCCTTGACGAGCCTGTACAGGGTATGGACGGGGATATTAGTATAGGTGACACGGTTCCCTCCGGTGAGGACATGGAAGAGGACACAATCAGGGCGATTGATAAGGAGCGCATGGAGCGGGAGGTCTGGCTTGCCGTGGACGCTCTGCCGGGAAAACTGCCTGCTGCCCTACGGCTCAGATATAAGGATGGTCTGACACTGGAGAAGACAGGACAGGCTCTCGGTGTGAATCGGGAAAGGGCGCGTCAGATCGAGAGCAAGGCGATGCGGATCCTGAGACAGCCTCACAGATGCAGGAAATTCAGGGCGTACTCTGAGGAATATCTTTCTGCGGCGCCGATCCACCATGTAGGGGTACAGCGCTTTAACGAGACGTGGACAAGTGAGGTTGAAAGAGAAGCCCTCAGATGGGCGGAGAAGGAGCTGGAGAACATCTGAAGAAGCGCGGCGTGCGTTCGGATAAAAGTACCAAGTGTTCGCATTGGAAGGAGAGCTTGTGTAAGTGTGCAGGATGGCTGTTTTAAGGTGCGAAGGGGTGCACACAAAAAGGCAGTGTTGGGCTTACTATTTCGCAAGCTTACAAAAAAGAGGTGCAAGGCAATGAAGAAAGTTGTTGATATGCGGGATTGTATGAAAAGAGGGGCGCGGGAAATGACTGCTGCCACAATCACGCTGGATAATGGGCGGGAATATGAAATACAATTTGCGGATCAGCGGACGGGATACGGAACGAAGAAGTTCCTTGTATGCCCGAGATGTGGCAGCAGGCGGACAAAGTTATACATATACGGAGACCTGCTCCTGTGCAGAGACTGCTATCCCGTATCGGTTTATAGGACGATCAAGAATGTAACGCCGGGAGGAGACCTCTATATTGCCCACCTGATGAGAAGTCTGGCCAGAAAAGAAGACATTGAGCTTCAGCGTATACCCTTCTGCTATCTGGAATACCGGAAACCAAAGTACAGGCATTTTAAGAAATGGCACACTGCCATAGTGAAGCTGCAGGCGCTGGAGAATATGCGTGGTCAGGCGATCTTCTTCAACAAGCGGTATCCGCTCGAGGTGATCCGGGGCGTCCTGAAGGGAGAAAATGCCCTGCTGTATGTGTGTACCCTGAAAGAGCTGGATCAGTATTTCTATAACTGGCAAGATGGAAGCAGGCTTTACAAGAGTTGTCCTGATTATTTCTTAAAGCGATAAAAGCGTTGCGACGTCGCAACAGATCGGAGGGTATATGAAGCAGTCTAATCTGATCCCGAACAGCGAGCGAAGCCCGGAGGAACTACGGGAAATGGGAAGAAAGGGCGGGATCAAGAGCGGGGAGAGCCGGAGGCGGAAACGGGATATGCTGAAGATGGCGAAGATGTGGGCGAAGGTGCTTTCTGAGGAAGCCGCGAGGGAAACCCGAGCGAAGCATGAGAAAACGCTGAAAGACCTTGCAAGAAGATATGGTCTGAAATGGTGATAGGGTCTATTTGCCGTTTCTGCCGTCCCTAAAAGGCATGGCAGAGATTGCATCCTGACATTTCTGAGACCCTAAAAAGAGAATTGTTAAGAAAAGGAGAGGCACATAATGAGATTGAATATAAACAAATATCAAGAGATGATGTTGCAGAGAAACATTGAGAAGGCAGATATTGAGAGAATGACAGGCATTACAGTGCAGACGCTGGACTGGATATTTGAGAATCAATATTTGGAAGTATCTACGCTGGAAAGGCTGGCGCAGGTTGTAGAGTGTGATGCGAGAGAAATCGCGCTGCCGGATCATTACGGCAATGAGAACGTAATTGAATGGGTGAAAGATGGAAAGACGGCAACTCTGAGCCTTACGCAGGGGCGTACCATTTCAAGGGTAATGAAGTTGGCTAAAAGCCGGCCGGAGGAATGTAAAATTGTCGCGCAAAATGTAGATGGTAGTATCTGTGCGAGAGTTCCGATCAGTTGGATTAGAATAAATCCACCGAAACAGTTCACAGATGAGCAGAAAAAAGAAATGGCGTACAGGCTTAGCGGAAATAATTTCAATCGTGCTAATACAGGCAATGAAATGGACTGATTTTCAATTTTTATCCTGTCAGTGAGGAAATGTTAGGGGACAAGGGTAAAATTCATTTTTCAGGCACAAAAAAGAGTTGTACAGTACCTTGATAATTGAATATTGATGGTTGGGATGATACAATGTATTCACATTGCAGGAGGGGAAAAGATGGATAAGATACTTAACTGGATAAGTAAAAATAAAAAGAAGATGGTATTTGTAATTGGTATCATAATTGTTTCTCCGATGCTTGTTGTGCACATATTGTACCAATTTGATTTGGGAATCTGCTGGATTTCATCTAAATGGGAGCCTGGAGATATGTTGGGATATTTCGGTGATGTATTGTCATTTTTGGGTGCCACTGTTTTGGGATATGTTGCTATTTGTCAGACAGAAAAAGCCAATGCTCTTTCAGAAAAGATACTGGAATTTGATTTGATTAAATCTAAACCGTGTCTTGACTTTGTGAATGCGCAAAAATATAATATTGGCTTCATTTGTGACGGTTTTGCCATTGAGGAAAAATATAAACAAGATGAGGTAATGGTGCTGAGATTATTATATACAACCAATCCTAGAACTGGAATGACTAAGAATATTGGTGTTTTGGAGTGTGAAGTTACTAACAGCGGACATTCTGATATTCGATTTATCTATATTGAAAAAGTTATTTTTTATTTCAGCACTAGGGACAAAAGGAGCCGGAATCCAATCATTCCTATTTTGACAGGAAATTTGACTTTAAAGGTAGATGAGAAAAAGAAGTTTATAATTCAAGTTGATAGAGAAGTGCTAAATGAGGATGATTGTGAAGATGTATGGTATGAAGATAATTGTTCAACTTTTATGCCGCACATGGAATTGCTTTTGCACATAATTACAACAGATGGAATAGAGTATAGAGAAGAAATTGCATGGGAAAGTAGCTGGAGATCCCTCTTGCAAAATTCGGGTCAATTACTGGAAAGGGAGTTATACGTACAAAAATTAGAAGTGAAGATGATCGAATAATGATAATGCCAACCATCAACAGGTGGTTGGTTTTCTTATGCCCTGATTATATGATGATATGTCCATATTACACCCCGTAAAGAGGAAAAGCCGCCCCAGCAATGGTGTGGAGCGGCAATGGTTTAGAGCTCTATGGTGTTAAAATCAATCTCCAGATCCTCATATATTCCGGCTTTCACGAAATCGGTAAAAGTGTATTCGGCGGTATCCTCTGATTCAAAGGTGTAAACGGTAATCCTGTTTTTCTCCGGATCGACAATCCAATATTCCCTCACTCCGGCGGTGCGGTACTTAAACAATTTGGTGAAGTAGTCTGTACGCCTGCTGCCCGGAGAGACAATCTCGATGATCCAGTCCGGCGCGCCTGTGCAGCCTTTGTCTGTGAGCTTCTCAGGTGAGCAGATAACGCTGATATCCGGCTCGACATAGTTCTTATCATCTGCGTTTAGAAAGACAGCAAATGGGGCGATATCGACCTCACAGGAGCCCCCCTTTCTGTCAATGTAGTCAGCAATTTTACGATAAAGAGCGCCGAGTATCTGTTGGTGCCTCCGTGTCGGCGGAGCCATCATATACATCTGACCATCTATCAGCTCTGCCCGCTGTCCGTCCGGCAGGGCATAGATATCATCAATCGTGTACTGGTTGTTCTGCTGTGGTAATGGCATGGTAACACATCCTTTCATGGTGAGAGTGTTGACAGTTGCGTTGTGGTTATTCTTCATCTTCCCAAAAGGCTTCATCAGGCTCATCTTCGTATAATACCAAAATGGCTCGAGGGAAAAGAATAAATAGCAAAAAGAGAAAAAGTCGGTTGCAGGGGATTTTACATATATCAAACTTCGGTCTGAGGAAAAAGAACATTATTGTTCACGCTCCATTCGCTCATCAATCGCTTTCTTGATATATCCATTTACGGATTCTCCGGCGTGCCCTGCTGCCGTTTTGATCTCCTCGTATTTCTCTTTTTGAACATCCAGAGGAATACGCTTAAGTTTCGTTTTGGCATACTGGATATCGTATTTTGCCTTATCTTCTTTTGTTGGCATTGCTTCACCTACTTTCGTACACAACTTAATGGAGCGCTCAAATATTAAGCTATCCTCTCCACCTTACGTTAAAAGTATAGCATATATTCAAGACTATGTACATAGTGAAATGTAATAAAAAACTACGTACATATTTGTGGAAAATGTCAATAGACGAAAAACTATGTACATAGTATAATGTAATCAAGATAAAGGTAAGGCAAACAGCGAAGGGTGAAAACGATGTGGCGAGAGCGTACCGGAGACGCCAACGTAATACCGGACAAGGGTAAGGGGATAATGAGACGGTCAAGAAACCTTAGATAGCTTTAAGACCTGCCGGAGCTGTTGGAAACCTTCCAGAGAAAGGAGACATGAGCATGAAATATAATCTCAAAGCGATCATGCTAAGGGCATGGAAGAACTACCGCAAGATGCGGCTTTCATTCGCAGAGTGCTTACATAGGGCATGGCTCTCCGCAAAAGCGGAGGCGGTGAATGAGGAGCGCATCCAGAGGGCGAAAGCAGAAGCGGGGATCAGTGAGGACACGAACACATGGAGCGGATGGAAAGCGCTTGGTTATGAAGTGATCCACGGCAGTAGGGCGCTGTTTGGAACAGAACTGATCTGGGGCAGCCGGGGAGATGGAGCTGTATATAAGGCGAGATTCTTCGGGCGCTCTCAGGTGCAGGAGATCGCAACAGCATAAAAAAAGAGCCCTTGCCAGTGCGCCAACACTGACAGGGGCAGGCATAGCCGGAGCTATACCAAATCCAACACGCATAGTATAGCAGAGATCCGGCGGAAAGAGCAAGAGGTAAATGGACGAAAAGGACAAGATTGTTGTGGGATTCATCATAGAGATGCTGAAGGCCGCACCAGATGATTATATGGAGATTAAGCTGGTTTTGGTGGCTCATAGTGCAGGAAAGCCTGCTCTTACCCATTTCTTACAGGAGGCGTTTAAGCTGATTGAAGCACGCAGACCGCGGCTAATTGAGATGAAGGGAGGCGTTACAGTATGAGTAAATGGGAAGAGTTGGTTATATTGCTGATTGAACCAAATACAGTGGAAGAACTAAGGAATATGTTGCAGGAGGACTGTTGGAGTCAGGGAGCGAGGCGGATTTTCCGAGAAGAGATTGAGCGGAGGTTGTCAGCAGCATAACAAAATATCTGCCCTCCCTAGGGAGCTGCGCCAACAGCAGAACTGAGGCGGCAGGATAGAAGGAGATAGATTGAAATGGTTAATAGAAGTATGGCAATGGCTCTTTTTGAGAAAAATGCGTGCCTTGTAGTGAATCGGGATGTTATCCCAGAGAGAATCGCAGAAGAGCTCACCAGTAAAGAAGCTGTTGTTTTCGCAAAGAAAATGGAGAGCGCGGGATTTAACGGTTATGGTGTGGGAAAGCTGGGAACGATGCAGTATCTGACGCAAAAGGCGTTCCTCATCGCTGTGACATACCAGAATGTAAAGTGTGAATTGGAAAGTAGGTGATAATCTATCCGGACATTTCGGACACCCTAAAAATAGATGCGCTTACATATCGAGACATTTGAGACACCCTAAAAAGGAAAGGAAGGTGAGGATATGAGCAAATTGCAGGATATTTACCAGAGAGTTTATAATAATACGCCTGCTGCCACTGTTGATGATAATACAGTAGGTGAGGCGGTTCGGGCGCAGATCGAGCGTGAGAAGAGCCGGGCAGGTGGAACGCTATCAGAGGAGGAATGGTCTGATCTGGTCTGTCTCGGTACAAGCTACGGACAGGCGCAGGGGTTCGAGAGTGGCTTCAGATATGCTCTGGCACTGATCTTTGAAAGCCTGAGCAATTAAAAGCCCCACGGTGCGGCAACACCACGGGGCAAAACAGAAATAACCCAATACACATCATAAAGGGTCAACATGATTATACAATGTCATGCTGGCCTATTGCAATATGCAAACTGACGTTCAGACGCCAGAGAAAGGAGCAGGCATGGCAGTAGATAAGAGAGGGAGGAAACTTCCTAAAGGCATAAGACAGCGATATGAGGATTTTGAGGGGCGCTTCATGTATCAGGGGAAAAGATATCTTGTACATGGGTCAACGGTCACAGAGACGCAGAAGGCTATGACAGATCTGAAATATGAGCTGGAGCATGGGCTTTATGTTGAAAAGAAGAAAATGACGTTTGATGAATGGTATGGTACATGGATGGAAGTTTACAAGAAGAACAGTGTGAAAATTGGTACATATACCTGTTACCAGAAGTATTATAAGAGCATTATAAAAAAGCAGTTTGGAGATAAACTGCTTACGGATATACGTGGTGAGCACATACAGAAATTTTACAATGATCTGATGAAAGACGGATATGCGCTCTCAACAATCTCGGTCATTTCGGCTGTAATAAACGGATGTCTCCAGCAGGCCATGAGAAATGGGCTGATTGAGAGAAATCCCGCCCGGCTGGCAGAGATACCGCGCAAGACAGGCAAAAGTTTGCCAGGGGCGGAGAAGAAGTCCAGGCAAGCGATGACCAAAGAGCAGCAGGCTTTATTTATGGAGTACGCAAAAGAAAGCTATCTATATAACTTGTTTGAGGTGATGCTGAGGACGGGGATGCGTAGTGGCGAGGTCAGAGGGCTTATATATGGACTGGATGTTGATAAAAGAAAACGGGTAATACATATTCAAAGAACTCTAAAATATCAAAACGATAGGGGGTTCTTTTCAGACACACCGAAAACAAAGTCATCTGAACGAGATATTCCGCTTACGAAAGAAGTGGAAAAGCATCTGGATATGCAGCAGAAACTGTGGTGGAGCAATGTGATCAGGATGGATCGGTATTTGTTCTGTAGATTTGATGGCGATCCTTTGGATGGCAACCGT